TCTATACCTGTATTTGCTGTGTACGAACTTGCCATGTTTACATCCTATATTATTCTAGTGCTTATATCAACCCAACTCTCATCTCCAGATGGTGATATATTTGTCCATGTCTCTGCTCCAACAGGAGAAACATTCGTCCACGTTTCGGGGTTCACGATTGCCACATCTCTCCAATGTTCTCTAACCAATATGTTTAGATCATTAAACCCTTGTGTTGCAAATGGAAGACCACAGAATAACATTATGCTTGGTCTCCAAAATAAGACACACAAATTTCACTTCGGTCTGTATCTTGGTTTCCCAAGAGTTTCGTTCTCATCCGAATCGCTGTTGTTGTTTCAGTAACTCCGTTATCTTTATATACTGCTGCTCCGTTTGTCCCATCACCCGCTGTTGCACCTACGAAATTGTAATTAATATTTCCAAATGCATTTGAAAAAGTCACAGTGGTCTGACCAGTTCCATTGTCTGCAATGCCTGACACGTTAAAACTATCGCTAATTGCAATCGTGTTTTGTCCATCAAATTTAATCCAAGCCTTGCATAAACCTTGTGCAATATTAGTTGTAACTGCACCACCTTCTGACTTAGCTACTGCTGTAGTAAGTAATGTCACAACTCCTGCATCAGCTATTGCTATTGCATCGTCACCATCTGTAAACTCTATGAGGGCAGTTTTAAGTGCTACTTGATATTTTGCTAAGTCTGCTGCTCTTGTCATCTCTACTCCTTTGGATACTTATCTTTGACAGCTTTAATGGTCTTCTTCCACTCATCTACGCCATTGTGATATATGTCATCT